CGCCAGCAGCACGCCCCCCATCACGGCCCACACCATCTTCCGCCACCCCCGCATTACATGCCCGCCCCTGTCATGATCCTGATGCACCTGCATATAGTGGAATGAGGGGGCTGTCCGGCGCAACCATGCGGACCCCGGTTGTGCAGTATGTAACCACCAGTAAAGCCGGACAGAATTAATGGACGGATATTTTGTGCGTATCTTTTAACTGATCCGTGCATGTCATGTGTCTCCGTTCCATCAGATGGCCGGAAGCATGGGCCTTGTGCAATTTACAGGGAAAATTGTTTGGTGCTAGTTTTTGCCGATATGATTTGATGAAAGTAATTAGCCGTGCCTGAAGAACAGAAAGCCATTGCGCCCCCCGAAAAACCCAAGACCTGCTTCGTCGTGATGCCAATTGCCGACATGCAGGGTTATGAGCCGGGGCATTTTGGGCGTGTATATGCCAACATTATTAAACCGGCATGTGAGCAGGCAGGCTTTAAGCCAATTCGCGCAGATGAAGTCCAGAATGCCGGTATGATCCATATTGATATTCTGAACAATCTACTGGATGCCGATATGGTTGTGTGTGACCTGAGCGGTAAAAATCCCAATGTCATGTTTGAATTGGGTGTAAGGCAGGCGTTTGATAAGCCGGTTGTGCTGATTCAGGAACAGGGTACCGGGCGCATATTTGATATATCACCGATGCGCTGCATAGATTACGATAAAAACATGCGATATGATTCAGTATTGCCTGTGCAAAAGAAAATCGTGTCTTGCATGAGAGAGACTTATGAAAATAAAGATTCCGGAGATAATATAAATTCCATCGTCCGTCTCTTATCAATATCAAGAGCCGCAGAGCTTCCGAAAACATCAGGAAGTTCCGAGGAAAATATGTTTCAGTTTTTGAAGGCTGAAATTGAATCAATTAAAAATATGATGGCAGGATATAATAGAAATAAAGAATTTAAGCATATAACAAAATATGACGAAGATTGTTCTGAATATATATTAAATAAATTAAGAATAATTTACGAAGAGATTTTTACAACTATTGCAGATGGTTATCTTGATAATAAGTATAAGGAACAAACCGTAAAGGAAATGTTCGAAAAGTATATAATTTTGATTCGTGATATGAAATTTATGAATACAGAAATTCGTATGGAAATGAATAATATAGAGGACGCTTATAAATATTTTATTTCCAAATGAATTATATTTAATAATATTACTGACATGTATCTATATAATGAAACCTGCATCCAACGGTCATTATAACAAACGGATGGGTGGCGCGGGTATTGCCCAACAATACCCGCCTCCTACTGGACAGGCCACAATCTCCACCCCCCATATTGCAACGGACAGAAAACTCCCCTGCCCTAATTCGCCACCGGCCAGCGCAGGCCCGCCGCGCTGGCTGCCGCCTTGACATCACGCGCGCCCGCCGTGCGGGCGTCGAACGGGGTGGGATCGCCCGCGCGTGGGGCGGGGCCTGCGGCGGTGGTGCCGCTGGCGGCACCTGATGCCGGCTGCGGCGGGGTGAACAGGTAAGCACGGCTTTCACGCGCGGCCTCCAGCACGTGGTCCAGCCCCTGGGGGGTGCCGTCCTCGGCCAGGGTGACGGCGGACAGGTCCACCAGCCGCACCACATCGGCCGGTTCCACCGCGCCCATGCGCGCGGCCATGGCGCGGGCCTCGGCACGGATCACGGCGCGGCTGGCGCGGGTGCGCGCGGTGGCGGCGTGTTCGTTGGCGCGGGCAAGATCACCCTCCAGCGCGGCGCGGGCCTGTACGGCGGCGTCACGTTCGGCGCGCAGGGCGTCCATCTCGCGGCGCAGGGTGTCCATGTCTGGGGAATGGGGAACGCTTGATCGGGTCATGGATGGCTCCGTAACGGATAAAGGGGTCAGGCCGGGTTTTCGGTGCCGATGCGCGCCCATTCCGCATGGGGCGACGGCGCGCCCGCGCGGGCGGCAAAGATGGCGCACGCCGTCTGGCGCGAGACGAAGCCGCCCCGCACCGCGGTATCCAGCCCCTGCGCAAGCTGCGCCAGTTCGGCCTCCGTGCCCGGAAAATAGGGCGGCCACTGCAATGCCAGCCCGGCGGGATCAAGCCCCGCATGGTCCACCCCGCCAATGCGCAGCCCGCCATGCAGCACATGGGAAAACCGGCACACCATGCGGTACAGCGCCAGCAGCCCGTATTCACCGTAGGAAAGGCGCATCCGGTCCGCCAGCCACAGCAGCGGCTGGTACAGCATCTCCATCGCCCGGCCCGATGTGGGGGCGGCAAGGCTGTCGGCCTGGGCGCGGTTGCCGTGTATCTGCTCCATCACGCTGGCGCGCAGCTCACGGTAATGGGCGCGCATGGCGTCCGCCGCATCGCCATTTATTTCCAGCAGTTTGGCATCACCATCCAGCGGCAGGGTCAGCGCGCTGGCCGCCCCGCCGGTGGCGGCGGGCGTGCCATCGGCATACGGGTCCGGCCCCGCGCGGATGACAAGGCGCGGGTCGGCGCTGTATTTCAGCCCCCGCCCGGACTGGGAGAGCAGGTAGTCACACTCGATCACCGTATCAATGGCCGGGGCGAAGGTGCATGGCCCGTCCACCACGCCGGGGGCGGCCAGGTTGGCCATCCACACCCACGGCACGAACCCCAGGCCGTGATGCGTGCCGCGCGCGGCGTCCACCCGCGCGGGTGGTCCCGCATCCACACGGCAGGGCACGTAAACGTGGCAGTCCGCCCGGTCCCATACGCGCTGCCACCAGAACACGGCGGCCGCTTCCTCCGCGCCGATGGGCCAGCCCTGCGCCGCCAGCACGTGGCCGGGCACCTTGTAGCGTTCGGTCACGCTGGACAGTTCGCCGCACGCATCCCATTGCGGGGTCAGGTAGATGGTGTCATGCACCTGCATGCGCAGGCGGCGGTCCACTGCCTCGACCAGCACGGCGACCGAGCCGATGCTGCCGCGCGTGGCGGCATCCGTCATCAGCGCGGGCAGCGCCGTTTCGGTGGCCACCTGCGCCAGTATGCCCGGCACGGCGGGGTCGTGCGCGCCCGTGGCGGGCCAGTGCGACGCCCCGAACACCAGCGAGACCGCATCATCCACCACCGCGCGGCACATATTGGTGCGCACCGACGGCCTGCGGCACGCCAGCGGGATGTATTCGCCCGCGCCGTTATATTCGGTGCCGAAGGGGTTGGGGATGGCGTCGTACTGCGTGCCCTCGCGCACCCGCGCCAGCGCGGCCAGCGCCTGCGCGCGGGCGGGCAGGTCCGGGTCACGGGGATAGGTTTTCCTGAGTTCCTGCCAGTCCATGCGGTCTCTCCGGTATGCGTGCGGTCCAGTGCGGCGGGGCGTGCGTGAAGGGTTACGGGGCCTGCCCGGCAAAACGCCCGGCAACACCGCCCTCACCTGAAAAAAAGCCGGAATCCTGCAAAATCTGCCCGATCGTCCCAGCGGATCATTTCACCATGCGTGGTGGTGTGGCGGGGGGCTGCGGGGCCTGCCCGCCCGGCGCATATGGCAGGGCCATGGGCAAGGGTGGTGAAACATGGTCGGAAGCCGCCCGGAAACACGGCTTTCATCTAAAAAAGCTGGAATCCTGCAAATCCCGCCCGATCATCCCAACGGGTCATTCCGCCATGCGTGGTGGTGTGGCGGGGGGCTTATGGGTGCCGACAGGCTGCCGGAAACTGCCCGGTAACTTCACCCTCGCCCGACAGATGCCAAAACCCCGCCCCATGCACGGGCGGCGAAGGGCAGCATGTACGCACCCCTTCGCCCCGCCGGGATGCTAACGCCCGATGTTGAAGCGTGTGGGGGCCCACCGCGCCGGGGCGGGCGGCGGGGCGGAGAGCATGAGGTCACTTAGCGCCCAGACCAGTGCATCCGCCCGGTCGGGGGAATGGGGGCCGTGGTACCCGGCGGCGGAAAACTGGCATAGCTGTTCCTCCATCTCGCCAAAGGTGCCGTGGTGCGTCACCCGCCCCTGTTCATACAGCGCCGCCACCGGTTCGGCCCGCGCGGCCTTGCCCCGGCTGGCCGTGACCATGCGCAGGGGGGCCGCCGGGTTCACGCCGCGCAGCGTGGCCTCGACCAGCGCGCCGCCAAAATTATGCTCGGCCACGATGCGCTCGGCCCCCCATTCGGCATGTGCGCGCAATGCCGTGCGCGCCCAGCCCGCGGGCGTGTCGCGCCGTGACAGGTCGGCCAGCACATGGCCCTGCCCCGCCGCGTCCACGCCGCATACGACAATGCCGATCTCGTCCGAGCGCGTATCCTCCGGCCCCGCGCAGCCCGATGGGTCAACCGCCACCACAATGCGCCGCATCCGCCCCGCCACGGCCGCGCGCGTGGCGGGGGTGACGGGGGCGGCACGGTGAAAATCCTCCATCCGCCACAGCGCGCCATCCACCGCCTGCTGGTATTCACCCAATAAAAAGCGCCTGCGTTCACGCTCCGGCAGGGCGGCAAGCCCGGCCAGGTAACCGGCCGACAGGTTGGCGCGGTTGCCATCGGGGTTCAGCCGCATGGTGGCATAGGCCGCGCGGTGCAGCGGCGCGCCGGATGCCGGCTCCACCCCGTCTTCAAACACGCGGTAGAGCCAGTGCGCGGTGGTGGGGGGGTTGGCGTCGATATACTCCTTCAGCGCCAGGGGCGATTTCTGCGCAAGGCGGGTGAGCAGCATGTTGCGCGCGCCATAGGTGATCTGGCTGGCCTCGTTCAAATAAACGGTGGCGAATTCCAGCCCCAGTATCTTTTCGGTCCGTTCCTCATCATCCAGCCCGCCGAACATGATGGTCGAGCCATTGGGCAGCTCCACCGTCCAGTCCGTGCGCGAAAGCACCCACGGCACGGTGGGAAAGCACCGGCGCATGACGGTGGGGAACGTATCGGCCACCACGGTCGCGCGCAGCGCGTTCAGCCGGTGACGGAATATGCCGTGCCGCGTGCCCGCCGCCCTGAGCGCGCGTATGACCAGCGCGCGCACCAGCACGAATGTCTTGCCCGACCGCGCGCCGCCACGCAGCAGGATATGCGTGGCCGCCCCGCCCAGCAGCCGGTTGGCGGCGCGCTGGTCATCCGTCAGGCGGAAGGGGGTGGCGGGGGGCTGCGCGTCACAGGGCCGCGTCATCGGTGGTGATGGTAATGGCAATGCCCCCTGCCCCGCTCTCGGCGCGGGTGGCTGTTGCGGGCGGGCGCAGGCGGGTGGCGACCCACATCCGCGCCTCCATGCGCAGTTTCATGGCGGGCACGTCGTCACGGCCGGTGGCGCGGTCGGCTATGGCGATGATCTCCTCGGCCAGGGTGTCGGCCGCGGCCTCACGCGCGGTGGCGTACAGCGCGCGAAAGGCGGGGTTGTCGCGCAGCCAGCGGAATACGGTGGCGCGGTGCGGCATACCGGCATCGGCACAGATCGCGCGCAGGCTCTGCCCATCGGCCAGGCGGGTGCAGATGTCATCGGCCACGCGGCGGCTATAGGCCCCGCGCCGCGCCTGCGGGGCGGCGGCGTTGTGCGGCATGGCGGTCCTCCCTGCGGGTCCGGGCGCGGTTATGTCATGATGGAATGTTTATGCGTAAAAACCGTGCAGGCGGCAAATGCATATCTGCCTTTTCCCGGTAATGAATAAAAAATCCTGCAATTAACCTTCTCCTTACCGTTTGAATGTTCTGTGGCTGCACCAGCAGATCTGTCTTTCTACCAGCGTGGAAACCGGGGTGAATTGTGACTACCGTAACGACAACCAGTCTTTCATGGTCGGCCTCATGGTTTCAGGGGGCGGTTCCATCCGCTGATGAGAATGGGCAGGACCCCCTCCAGCACGGCAGCGCGGTTGCCAGTGACGCATCCGAAAGCTCCGGCACGGACACGGGTTCAGCGGGCACGGATGCGCTCTCCCTGTCCAGCGCGGCGGCAACCTACCTGAGTACGCAGGGCACGCAGATAGGCGGCTCCACCAGCACGATACAGAAGGTGTACGACACCCTCGCGCAGATCATCACCAGTTCCTCCACGTCCGATGCGCAGAAATGGTCGGCCTATGTGACCAGTGACGAAATGCGCTCGGAAATCGAGGCGCATGGCGGCGACGCGGCCAACGGCATTGAAACGGCCTTTGACCAGGAAACCGAGAACACGCCGTTCATGCAGACCATCAACGCCGGGCTGCAGGACATAAGCAGCCGACACCTGACCTATGACGACAACCAGGCGGTTTCGATCCCGATGGAAAGGTCCCTTCTCTACCTGCAGCAGACCGAGGAGCGCGCGCAGGAGGAGGAAGCATGGGGTTCGTCCTCCCTGTCCATCAACATACAGGAAACCACGACCCAGACGGCTTCGGAGTCACAGACCAGCTTCACGCTCTCATCCGGCTTTTCGGGGCAGGAAAATATCCTGCCGACCGATGCCCTGCAGGCGTTGGACAACACATCCACCCCCAGCGTGGACACCACCCAGCCCTACAGCTTCACCCCCGAAGGCAACACCACAGCTATTACCGGCCATTTCAACAGCATGGACGGGATAAACGCGCAGCTCGACAGGGAAATTGTCGATGAACTGTTTGCCTCGCCCTCCAGCTCCGGTGCCACCGCCAGCGGCACGAAGCCCACGGATCAGGACAGCGTGAGTGCCCCCGTTTCCGGCGGGCAGGATGCGGATGGCACCAAAACCACAACACAGGCGGCATGACGCCGCCCCCCTGAAAAAAGGCGACGCCCGGAAACTCTGATGACTTCAGGCCAGCGGCGTGAACGCCGCGCGCTGCCAGTAGCTGAAGCCGGTCAGCGCATGGACCAGGGCCACCGGAATATCGAAGTAAAAATCGACCGCGCCGGGCGGGTAGCCACTTTCCACTTCCTCACGCTCCATATCCGCCACAAGGCCGGGCAGGCACGCGGGCGGCTGGCCCGTGGTTACAAGGTCATGCGCGCTGGCGCTCCCGTCATGCGCGACGGACCAGACCTCCACCCCGCCATGGTAGCCGGTGGCGCGGGTGCGGCAGGCATGTTCATCAATGGTGATGAAAATAACCTCCACCCCCGCCCCCTGCGTGGCGAGTTTCAGGCGCAGGCCGGGGGCGTCCGCCATGTCGTTGCACCACAGCACGCACCACCCATCCGGCAGCGCGGCCATGCACAGCCGCGCGGCGGGGGTGTCGGTCCCGGCCCCGTCCGTGGTCAGGCCAAGGTGGCGCAGGAGTGCATCAGGTGCGACGCCACGGACCATGAACAGCCCCACGGCATGCCCCGCCGGGCGTGGCGGGCCGTCAGCGCGCACATGGGGGCGCAGCCTTATGGGCGGGAAAATGTCCTGTCCCCCTTCCTCCCACGCGGGCGGGCCGAACGTGACCCGGCCATGCACCAGCGTGTAGGGATAGGCAACCTGCGCCCCCGTGCCGTCACGATAGGCACAGCTTACAACCGCCGCCTGCGTCGGCCCCGCCGCACCGGGCAGGATGACCGTGCAGTTGGCAATCACCGCCGCCGCGCGCCGGGGCCGGGCGCGCACATCGGCCCGCAATGCCGCATGCACCTGCGCCATCAGGGCGGCGGGATCGGCCGATGTCACGGGCGGGGTGACGGGAATGATCCCGCCGCGCAGGTCCATGGCCGCGCCCTGCGGGGCGAACACCCCCTGCGTGGCCAGCAGCCTTTCGGCCTGTGGCAGCAGGGCATGCGCCAGTTTGGTGAAATCATGCGCCGGTGTTGCCAGCCAGCAGGGCGGCTCCGCCCCGTTACCATCCTGATACGCCACCATGGCCCCCATCCCCCAGCAGGTTACAGATAAAAGTTTTCGGGTGCCGCCTTTTTACAAAAAAGGCAGCGTTATCTACCGCAGCCTACCCCGGCCTTACGCCACATGCACATGGTCGTGCCCACCATGGTCATGCCCGTGCCCGTCATCATGCGTGTGGCGGTGGTGCAGGTCGGGGTAATGGGGGTGGGCATGCACCAGCCGGGTGTGGCGGTGGCGGTGGGTGTGTGGCTCGCCCGGCGGGTCGTCGGGGCCATGGGCGTGCTGGTGGTGGGCGTCATGCACATGGCGGTGGGTGTGCTCCATTTCCTCATGCTCATGGGTGTGGGCGTGGCGTTCGCTCAGGTGCAGCCACAGCCCCACGCCCATCAGCACGCCCGCCACCAGCAGGCGGCCCACGTCATGCGCATGGAACAGCACAACCGACACCACCGCGCCCACAAACGGCGCCAGCGCAAAATACGCCCCCGTGCGCGCAGCCCCCAGATGCCGCAGCCCCAGCATGAACAGCACCAGGCTGACCCCATAGCCCAGAAACCCCACCGCGCCCGCGGCGGCGACAATGCCCGCGCCGGGCCAGCCCGCGTGCTGGAACCACAGGGCGGCCAGCAGGTTCACCGTTCCCGCCACAATGCCCTTTATCATGGCGATACGCACCGGGTCGGCTGCCGAGAGCCGCCCACTAAGGTTATTGTCAATGCCCCAGCACAGACACGCGGCGGCGATGTACAGCGCGCCGGGGGCAAACACCGCCCGCCCCTGCCATGACAGCACGCC